AGTTTGAGGGCGAGTATATAATGGCTGTGCCGCTGAAATTCTTTTCATCACGAAAATATCCGAACAGGGGCAAGAGCATTTTTGACGGTGGTAAGTCTGATTGCTTTGACGCTTTGGACGAGGTGATCTCACAATGGTGGGACGCTATCAGAGCCGGCAGGGTAAAGCAGTATATCCCCGAAAGCATGATACCTAGAGATCCTGCAAGCGGTAAGCTTAAAGCGCCTAACCAGTTCGGCAACAGTTACATAAGCATTGCCCCACCGCTTTCGGCAGAGGGTGCAGCGCCTAAGATAGAAGTAGTTCAGCCTGATATCAAGTATGAAGCGTTTGTGGCAAGCTATACGAATTGCCTGCTTATGTGTTTGCAAGGGCTTGTATCTCCTGCCACGCTTGGCATAGATGTGGGCAAGATGTCAAGTGCAGACGCTCAGCGAGAGAAGAAAGACGTCACAGGCAATACCCGAAATACTATCACAACGGCTCTTGAAAAGGCTCTGCCGCAGCTTGTTTCTGCGGTGCTTATGACCTATGACAATATGCAGGGCAAAGCCCCTGAGACTTATGAGGTGACAGTTGACTTTGGCGAGTACGGTGCACCTGACTTTGACAGCAGAGTTGAGACTGTGGGCAAAGCAAGCACGTATGGTATTATGTCAGTTGAAACGCAGGTGGAGGAGCTGTGGGGCAGTTCTAAAGAGGACGATTGGAAAGCGGCAGAGGTCAAGCGGATAATGCAGGAAAAGGGGCTTACAGAGGGTGAGCCTACTGCGGTCCTCGCCCGGACGGGGCATTATAGTTTCCGTACATTTGAATTTGTTTAACCCCTGTTGCTATCAACTACTTGGAGGTGGTCAGTATTCTCAGCTTCAAAGACATCGCAAAGATATTTGAGGAGATAGAGCTAAGGCTCATATCTTCACTGAAACGTAATCTCAAAAGGCACAAGGCAGAGGAGCAGCGATACGGCTTTGAATGGTCTGCTTGGCAGGCTGAGAAACTGAAAAATATGGAGAACTTCCGCCGTGAAAACCTTGACATCATGAACGAGTATGTTGACGTTATCAACGATCAGACAAGACAGCTTATGACGGAGCAGTTCCAAGAGGGTCAGCAGCAGGCACAACGGAGTGCCCAGGAGCTTTCTGACGAGCCTATAACGCCTATCCCAGACAAGCATTTCTTTGGCGTGAACGAAAAGAAAATGGCAAAGCTTATGGAAGACGTCACCACCCTTGAAAAGACCGCTGAAACAGCCGCTCTGCGAATGACAGACGACATTTACAGGCAGACTTTGAACAGAGTACAGCTTGCAATGGGAACAGGCTCTATGACGCTTAACGAGGCTATCGACCTTGCCACAAAGGACTTTCTTGACAAGGGTATAAACTGTATCGTATACGCTGACGGCAAGCGAGTGAACATTGCCGACTATGTGCGAATGGCTCTTAGGACAACTTCCACAAGAGCAGCGTTGCAGGGTGCGGCGAAACGCTTTGCAGAGCTTGGCTATGATACTGTGCTTGTGTCACAATACGGAGGCTGTTCAAAGACCTGCGAGCCTTGGCAGGGGCAGGTGTACATTGATGATGTGTTCACAGTATGGGAGGGTGAAAAGGACGAGTTTCAGGGCAAATCAAATTACTGCGGTGAGTGGTTTTGGCTGCTGTCATACGCCGTAAAGAACGGGCTTTTCCACCCCAACTGCCGTCACACAATGACACAGTACATACACGGCAGAACGCAGATACCTGAGCCGATACCGGCGGAGAAGATAAAAGAGCAGCGAGAGCTTGAGCAGAAACAGCGTGCAATGGAGCGGAAAGTCCGCAAGCTAAAACGCTTTGCGGCAGGCACTCTCGACCCCGACACAGCAAAAGCCTACCGCAAGAAAGTAAGGCAGGCACAGCAGGAATTGAAAGCCTTTATAAACGCTAACAGCGAAGTTCTGCGGAGGGATTATTCTAGGGAAAAAGTGTATGGCGGCTTGACAGAAAAGGAAAAAGATGATAAAATTGAATTAACAACATCTAACGGAATTGGTGTAACGAAATTTTCAAAACATATGGAAGAGCGAGCTTCCGAAAGAAAGGTTTCTGTAAATGATATAAAAGATGCACTTATAAACCCGCTGTATATTGATGAAATTAAAATTGATAGTTTGGGCAGACCAAGCCAACGATTTATTGGTGAGAAAGCAACTGTTAATGTAAATCCCCAAACTGGAACTATCGCAACTATATGGAAAACAGGCAAGAACAAAATCAACAAGTACAAAAGGAAGTGATTATAATGTCAGAAAAACAAAAAGAGTTTCTTGTTTCTATTGGTATTGACCCAAATGATGAACTTGATGTCATAGAAGATAAAGTTGGTGATTACCTGACTTTGAACTGTTTGGATGAAAATTATAATCCAAATGAAGAAGGCTTGATGTGCGAAAGTATTTTGGATTATATCGGTCAGTTATAAATCTAACCGCTCCGCTACGGCGAGGCGGTATTTTTATACCCAAAATCAGAAAGGAAGAATAATATGGGACTAAGCATAAAAGATGTCTATATTTTATGCCGAGCAAAAAGAGAAATCGCAGAAATTGAAATGAAAATTGGCAAGCAGGCAGATGATAATAGCGAGTATATCAACGCTCTTATACGCTGTGAGAACGCATTGACTTTTGTTTTAGCCAACAAAGAAAAAATAGTCAATTAGTAAACATCGGAACTAAGCACCTTAACGGGTGCTTTTTTCATACACAAATTTAAGAAAGCGAGGTCAGAAAATGGACGAGAAAAAGAAACTCCCTGATGAGGAAGAGAAGAAAACTCCCGATACTCACGAGGAGAAAAAGGACGAGCCAAAGGCTGAGGAAAAGCCTGCGGACAAGGCAGATGAGAACTCTGCCGACAAGGAACAGCCTGCGGTGGACGATAGTCAGGCTGACGAGAACGGTGAGGGTGCTGATAAGCCTGCAGAAGATAAGCAGGAACAGCCAAACGAGGATAAGCCCGACAAGCAGGACAGTGCCGAGAACGCACCTGATGAAAAGGATCAGGAGATACTCAGGCTCAAAACTCAGATAGCCGCTATGCAGCTTGGTATCAAGCCCGACTGTATCGAGGACGCCGTTGCGGTGGCTGAAAGCTATGTGAGAAACGGCAGTCAGCAGGATATCAACGCCGCCCTTTCTGCGGTGGTGAAGAAGTATCCAGATATGAAAGGCGAGGGCGGCAAAAAGTCCGACGGCAAAAAGCAGGGCGGCTTCAAGGTCGGTGCAGGATCTTCGGATACTGATGAAAAGAAGCCACAGAGCAAACCAACAGCGCAGAAACGCTGGAACAAATTCAAGTAAAAACAGGAGGAATGAATCATGCCAAATCTTAATTATGCAGAAGTATGGAATCCCGAACTCTTGGAGATAAGGATCCAGGAAACACTGTCAAGTCCGTTCATCACACAGAACGTAAGGTGGCTTGACGCAAAGACTTTCCACTTCACACAGATGTCAACATCAGGCTACAAGAGCCACAACAGAAACGGCGGCTGGAACACAGGTAAGTATGTTCAGACGGACGTGCCTTTCACACTCACACACGACCGTGACGTTGAGTTCCTTGTGGATAAGGCTGACGTTGACGAAACGAACTCATCAGCGTCTATCAAGAATATCTCAGAGGTATTCGAGAAAACACAGTCTGCTCCCGAAACGGACGCTCTGTTCTTCTCAAAGACAGCTCAGAGAGCAGCAGAGCTTGAGGGCTATCACTCATCAACAGCCGCTTCATCATACACAAAGGGTAACGTGTTCGATAAGCTCAAAGGCTTTCTTTCAGCAGGCAAACTGAGAAGATACAAGTCTAACGGCTCGCTCATTATGTATGTGACTTCCACAATTATGGACCTGCTGGAGCAGTCTGACAAGTTCACACGAAAGATAGAAATGACACAGATCGCAGAGGGAGGACTTGGTCTTAGAACAAGAGTGACTGACATTGACGGAGTGCCTATCATGGAGGTCATTGATGATGAGCGTTTCTATGACCGCTTCAACTTTGACCCTGAGGACGGCGGCTTTGAGCCTTGCGCCGCAAGATATGTAAAGACCGCTGATACCGATATCGTGAGCGGTAAGGAGTATTACACCGAATCAAGCGGTTCTTACACTAAGGTATCAGGCACACCGAGCAAGTCTGCACTTGATACATACTATGAAAAAGTCGCAGGTTCGCATAAGATAAACGTGCTTATCGCAACACCTGAGACCACAAAGATAGTGCCTAAGATCAACAGCATTTACAGCTTTGCTCCGGGCGGACACACA